GTCGCGACCGCCCGGTGCGCGGCTGCCGCGCCGCTGCCCACGCCGACCGCGATACCGGCCGGGATCTGCACACCGACCTCGGCCGCGAAGACCTTCGACGGCGAGCCGATCCCGAGGAAGCCCTTGACCTTGTTCAGGGCGTTGTTGGCCAGGCCCTTGAGGCTGTCCCACAGGGCGCTGCCGGCGTTTTCGACGCCGTGCACGATGCCCATGACGATGTCCTTGCCGATCTGCAAGAACTTGTCGCCGATGTTGGAGACCGCGTTCCACGCCTTGTCCAGCGCGGTACCGATCGCGTTCTTGACCTTGTCGAAGATCCCCATGACGTCGGCGAGGATCTGCTCGACCGGCCTGATGATCGTGTCGTAGATCTTCTGCCAGGCAACCTTGGCGATCGCCTCGATCTTGGCCCACTGCTGGGACACCCAGTTCGTGACGGTGTTCCAGACCTTGACCATGCCGGCGTACGTGTCCTCGACCGGCTTGACTACGGCCTCGTAGATGGCGTGCCACACGTCGACCGCGGCGGTCTTGATCCCGGCCCACACGGCGGAGAAGAACCCGGTAATCCGGTTCCACACCGCCTTGGCGAAGTCCTCGATCTGCTGGTGGAACTTGTGCCACAGGCCCCAGATCAGGGCGACCGGCGGCAGGAAGATCGCCAGAAGCAGCGGCCACCACTTGCGGAAGAACGCGGTGATCCGGTTCCACACCCCGATCGTGATGTTCTCGATCAGGTGCCAGGCCCCGACGATCGGGTCGACCACGGCGTGGTACGCGGACTCGAAGAAGTCTGCGATGGCGTTCCATACGCCCATGACCACGCCGGCGATCTCGTTCCACACGGCCTTGGCTATGTCGGCGATCACGGTCCACAGCGCGGCGAGGAAGTGCCCGACGTCCTCGGCGATCCGCTTGATGAAGCCCCAGACCTGCCGCCAGTGAGTCAGCAGCATGACGATCGCGACGATCAGCGCGGCGACCGCGAGAATGATCCAGGTCAGCGGATTCGCCAGCAGCGCCGCGGTGAAGTTCCAGACGGCGACGGTCGCGTACCCGAGGGCCACCACCAGCACGGTGCCGATCACGGCGGCCAAGGCCTCCGTCGCGGACTTGTGCCGCATGAAGAACGTGATCACCGACTGGACCACCGGGATCAGCACGGTGCCGATCCGGATCGCCAGGGTCGAGACCATCTCCCGCAGCTGGGACATGGTGAAGTTGAAGGTCTTGGTGATCTCCGCCCAGCCGTTGACGTCCTTGCCGGCGTGAGCCGCGGCGGCCCCGACCGTGTTGACGTTGCCCTGGAAGACCTTCATGTTCGCGCCGGTCAGCATGAGGCTGGTGTTCAGCCCGGTCGCCCCACCCATGACCTTCGCGAGGATCCCGGAGAAGGTGGTGGCGTCCTGCCCGCCGGACTTGAGGGCCTGGCCGAAGCCGTTCGCCTTCTTGTAGAGCGTCTCGAACTGCTGGCCGAGCACCTGCTGGTCCGCCGGCAGCGCCTTGATCGCCTTGGAGAACTCCGAGGCGGTCATACCGCCGTTCATCAGCGAGGTCGCCAGGTCGTGGACCTTCTTGGGCATCGCCGCGAGCATGGTGTTCAGGTCGTTGGCGGCCTGCTTGCTGTGGTTGAAGGTCGCCTGCAGAACCAGGCCGCTCGGACCCATGTGCTGCAAGATCGCCTGGTAGACGATGTCCATCGTCCCGGTCAGGCCGCGCTGCCCGAGGTTCTGCGACAGGTCGGTCGCGTCGATGCCCATGCTCGCCATGGCCTGCTGCGCCACCTGAGAGGGCGCCTGCAGCGCGCGGATCGTGTTGGCGAGGTCCTGGCTCGCCTGATCAGCCGACATGCCCTGCGCGGTCATCGTCGCGATCGCGCCGCCGACCTGAGCCAGGGAGATCTTCGCCGCCGCCGCGACGGGCAGCACGTTCGCGATCGAGGACGCGAGGTCCTGCATCCGCATCTTGCCGGAGGAGACCGTGGCCACCAGCTCGTCGGTGACCGCCACCGCCTGCGACGCGGGCAGGTGGTAGGCGTTCAACGCGGTCGTGACCGCGTTGGCGACCTCGTTGAGGTCTGCGCCTTCCGCACGGGCGCCCTGAGCGGCGGCCTTGAGGACCTGAAGACCCGCGGCGCCGTGGTAGCCCGCGGACTCGATCATGTACAGGCCCTGCGACAGCTGGTCTGTCGAGGTGCCGGTCTGCACCGCGAGGTCGAGGACCCCGTTGGAGACCAGCTTCAGGTTGTTCTGGGTCTCGCCAGCCGACGTGACCAGCTTGGTCATGTTGGTCTGGAAGTCGGCCGCCATCTTGATCGAGGCGACCGCGACCACGCCGGCCGCCGCGTAGGTGGCGAACCCGAGCTTGGTCATCATTCCGGACCAGCCGCCGACCGCCTGCGCGAACGACTCGCCGTCCTGCACAGCGCCCTTCAGCGCGCCCGAGAACGGCGCGGTGATCAGACGCAGCGTCATGTAGAGGTCTGCGACCTGGTCCGACACTCCGGCTCACCCCCGCCCGCTATGCGTCAGGCGGCCAAGGGGTCAGGGGGTCTTCTGCCACGGCGCTCCGAACACCTCGCGCGAGAGCGACGAGATGCTGTGGAACGCTTGTTTCGCGGCCGGCCCGAGGAACGGGTAGCCCGTGACGAACTCCAGGTACCAGCCGTACAGCGACGACGGCGTCCTGTGGTCGTAGGGCGCGTACAGGCCGGCCATCGTCCCGACGCGGGTGAACCACTCGATGCCGGAGAACTTCACCGGCTCGTGCGTGAGGGAGCGGCGCAGCGTCCCGGAGATGACCGCCGGCCCCTGGCCCGGCCGCGCCGGCGTCGGCGTACCACGCTTGTGCGAGCCGTTGCTCGCGTTCTTCTTCGCCAGCGTCTCGGTCGTGATCGCCAGCTTCGTGAGCATCTGCTGGGAGCGGTTCATCGCGTCCTTGCCGATGCCGCCGAGGATGCCGCCGATCAGCCCAGGCCCGATCTCAGCCATCGCCGCCCTCCTCCGCTGAGCGTCGGGCGAAAACCGAGGCGGGTTCTGTCGGGCGCGGCGAGTAGCCTCAGAGATTCAGCAAGTGATCACCAGAGCAGAGGACCGGACCCCGTGGACACCAAGAACTTCGCCAGCGTGATGGTGGAGGGCAAGCTCAACACCGCCGAGGGCTCCCAGGAGCACCTCGACGCGGCTATCCGTGCGACGAGCCTCGAGGACGTCGAGGACCTCGGCGGCTGGGGCGTCTCGCTGCGCCTCTACGAGCTCGGCGAGACCTCCTGGAAGGCGGTCGTGGTCACCAAGGGCGACCTGACGGCGCCCGCAGGCGCCCGGCTCGTCAACGTTCACGCCTTCACCGACACCGAGGCCGCGGTCCATGCCTTCAAGGCGGTCAGCACTGCGGTCCAGGTCGTGACCAGCGACGCGGCGTAGCCGGCAGCGCGGCCTACGACCCAGGCGAGGCCCGGTCGTAGGCCGCTTGCTCGGCCTCGCGGCGGATCTGCAGCAGGTCCCAGCAGTAGCGCTGCACGTACAGCGGCGTCGCCTGCAGCTGCTCCCACGACCAGCCCATCCCGAGCATCAACTCGAAGTCGCTGATCTCGGCCGTGATCGGCCCGCCTCCCCATGTCCCGTCGTACAGCGACTCCGCGACGAGCAGGACCTCCGTGAAGTACGGGGAGTCGGGCGTCAGCGAGGGTTCGCAGCGCGGGCGACCTCCTGGCCGAGCCGGTTGATGATGTCCAGCGGCAGCTTCGCCACGGTCTCAGCGGTCGCTGGCAGCGGCAGCAGCTCCACGCCCTCGGCGTAGGCGTTGTACACACGCCAGTCCTTGATGAGCTTGGCGAGCACGCCGTAGGTGGCCATCGCCGCCTTCGCCGGATCCAGCGGCATGCCGTCCGGGCCGAGCGGCACCGACTCGGCGGTGAGCATCTCCGGGGGCACCAGGCGCGGGTTGCGGATCGTGACGTACACGGGGAAGTTCTTCGCGTCCGCCGTCAGGTGGTCGAACGGGATCGTCAGGTACCGGTCGACGTACCCGGTGTCGACGGGAGTGGCCGCTCCGGGCAGCGGCTCACCCGGCTGCGGAAGCGGCGCGGCGGTGTTCGTCTGGCCCGGCAGCGGCTCTGCGACGGCCGGCGCGGACACCGGAACGGGCAGCGGCGCGGCGGCCTGAGCGACGGGCAGAGAAGCGGTGGGAACGGCGTCCTCAAACATGGGTGTCTTCCAGGGGTCTGCGACGCGGCCTTATGCTGCGTCGGATGCGAGCGCGCCGAATCCGGCATTCGGCCGGCGCGGGGAGTGGGGAGCAGAAGTGGTCATGGAGGTGCGGGGCACGTCGGGGACGGTGTCCTTCGACGGCTCGACCGTCGTCATCACCAGGTCAGGGCTCAGGCAGGTCAGCGTGTCCGGCGGCCTGCGCGGGGAGGCCCGCTACGCGGTCAGCCAGCTCTCCGGGGTGCGCATTCAGAAGCCCGGCCTGCACGCCGGGCAGTTCACGCTGGTCGCGGCCGGCACCAACGCGGTCGGCGTCGGCGCCGCGAGCAGCGGGCACGATCCGATGACCGTGCTGTTCCAGCGCAACGTGCACCAGGCGTTCCTCGAGTTAGCCGGAGCCATCGAGGAGGCGATCCGCGACCTGGCCTACGGGCGAGTCCCGGTGCAGGACGCGGCGCCGCGCTCCGTCGTCGACGAGCTGGCGCGGCTCGGCCAGCTACGCGACCAGGGCTTGCTCAGCGACGCGGAGTTCACCGCGGCTAAGGCCCAGCTGCTCGGTGTCACGCCCGAGCCGCAGGACCGCCGCCCCTGGTAGAGCGGCGGCCGCGTAGTGGCTCGTCTGGTGGCTCAGTAGGCGGCGGTCTGCCAGTTGTACAGCGTCGCCTGCACCACGCCGCCGTCGGTGGTGTTCTGGATACCGGCGACGGAGAACGTCGCGGCGGTGTACAGCCCGGACAGGTCGCGCGAGCCCTTGTAGAACCCGGCCTTGCTCAGGGTGATCGACAGCGACTGGCCGCCGAGCCCGAGCGGGATCGCGAGGCCCGCGGTCATCGGCTGCTGGATGTTCTGCAGGTACAAGTTCAGCTCGGTCTGGTTCTCGAAGACCGTCTTGTAGGCCCCATCGACGTCGATCGCGCCGACGAAGTTCTCCCGCGCGGCCTGCGTACCGAGCGAGCCGTGGATCGCCTCGCCCTGCCGCTTGAGCGTCAGGTCGTAGCTCAGGCCGCGGCTGTTCGCGCCGCCGGCCGTAGTCGACGTCCAGGACCAGCCCTGGAACGGTGCCACCGAGGTGTAGTTCTCGGTGACCGAGGACTGCACCGTGAACGGCATCGTGATCAGCTTGCTGTTGAGCGTGACCTGAGCCTTGGGGTCGATCTTGATCTGCAGGTCGGTGAAGCGGCCCCAGGAGTAGCCGAGGGTCTGCTGCACGTCGTAGACGGTCAGCGAGTACGTCGGCAGCGGCGTGGTCGGCGACTGCTGGAAGACGTGCTTGGTCTGGCTGACCACCGCGGCGCCGCTGGCGTGGGTCTTGGTCAGCGTGGTGCCGGTGCCGGTCGAGGTCAGCGGGGTGACCAGGTTCGGCGCCGTACCGGTCTGCACGCCGGTGACGGCGTATTCGATGTTCCCTGCGGTATCGATCATGATCACGGAGCCGGTGGTGATCGCGTTCGCCACCGTGATCTGGTTCGCGC